TATAATTAAATGGGCCGTTAGCTCAGTTGGGAGAGCGGTAGCTTTGCAAGCTTCAGGTCGACGGTTCGATCCCGTCATGGTCCACCAATTAACTATATGAAGGTGAGATGATGTGATGCGTATCGACTAAATAAAAACAATACGGCCACACCCTCTGCATATGTACGGTGTGGTTTTCGCCCGGTTAACTCAGCGGTAGAGTGCTCCCTTTACACGGGAATTGTCGGCGGTTCAATCCCGTCACCGGGTACCATCTAGGAGAGCCTCCCTCCGCGATTACGAAAACATGGGCATATAACTAAACTTATGCAAAAGAAAGTGATACACAATGGTAACTAAAGCAAAAACTGAAAAAGATTATCTTGAACCAATTCTCGATGAAGTTCGCGCCGAGCGCAAATATCAAACAGAGAAGTGGGGAAACTTTAAAGACGACACATACAACCTTCCCCATCACTGGGCATCCTACATCGGTCAGTATTCGACCAATTGGATGAATGGTACTTGGGCTCCTCATACAAAAGAGACGGTTGAAGCGTTCCGACAGTCTATGATTAAATCAGCAGCTATTGCTCTTGCCGCTGTAGAATCAGTTGATCGGCAACGTGCCGAAGGCGAAAAAGCGTTCTTCGAAAAAGCGTAATTTGGAATCGGTCCCTTCGTCTAGTGGCTAGGACATCTGCTCTTCAAGCAGGGAAAGAGGGATCGAAACCCACCCTATCGTCCATCTTTAAACAAGGAGACTAAGATGTCGTATGAACTAAAAGTCAAGGCTCTTAGCCTTGCAGAAGAATGCCGAGTTATCAAGAAAGAGCAAGCTCGTGCTCTACGTCAACAACGTAGGTACATGGCTTCGCAGTATCGGGCTCGTCTGCTTGAAAATGCACGTAAAGCCGCTGATCCTAAGAACGAAGATGAGCAGCATTCTTGGATGATTAATGCAGATGATAACAACAACACAGGCTGGCATACTTACCTTGGTCTTCGTGATCACAACCGACGCTATGTGAAACCAACGGCTCGCGCGACAAACATTGCTCGCGGATTCCTGAAGGGTCTTCCTTACAATGTGATTGAAACATTCCCAAACAACATCGGGAATCGGAAACTGACTTATCTCACTTCCGCTAAGAATGATCACAGCTGGGTCGGCCCAGATTGGAAACGTGTTGTCTCAATGGTTGAAAGATATGGAACAACCGAACAAATTGAACGTCTACCTGCTTGGCTTGCTGATATCGGTCTTTATCTTGATATCGAAGGAAATGTTGTAAGAGGATAAAGGCAGCGGGATCCATTCTCATAAATAGGAGCATAGGCACCTATAGGAGAAATAAATGGATCCCGTAACTAACACCTTCGACCTTATGACACTTGTTGCACCGTTTGTGCAGCTTGTTTTCGCAGCTGCATCAGCAGCAATCGCAGCTCTAGTACCTGTTGCTATCAAGTGGCTTTTACAAAAAGTTCATCTTGATGGTCTAGTTTCTGACGATCTAGTCCGTTCTTATCTTAACCCTGCTATTGACAAGGCCATCAATCTGGCCAAAGCAAAAGTGTATGAGCAGAAGATCACAATCAACGTGGACAACGCCATCGGCAAGTTCGTGCTTGAGTATCTTCAGAACCACACACCAGACGCTCTTGCGCACTTCGGTATAACCGAAGCTAAAGTGCAGGAAATGGTTAAGGCTCGTTTGGTGAAGTTTACAACAACTCCGCCAGCAGTCTAATCGTTAACTCAAATTAATGAGTGGAACGGGGACGAAAGTCCCCGTTTCCATTATTGAAAAAGAAAATTTGTATTTTGGTTGACAATTGAGCTCGGGTAGGGTATATTAAAAGATAGATAAGCCCGCTTGGTGGAATTGGTAGACATAACAGACTTAAAATCTGTGGCTTCGGCGTGCCGGTTCGATTCCGGCAGCGGGTACCATAAATAGGTAGACGAGATTATGAAAGCGCGAGTGAAACATTCTTTGCAACTTCTCGCAATTGCAGTACTAATTGTAATAGTAACAGTAGCCGTGGCCGTTTAATGACGCTAGATGTTCTCTTGATTAGTATCTATTTGCTAATAACCTTAGGGATTATTGCAACTGGATATAATATTGTCAAGGGAACAGATGAAAGAGACCTTGGTCAATTTCTCACATGTGTTTTTTTCTGGCCGCTAATGTTAGCACTTGCTCTCCTGATCGGGTGCTTTTTCGCCGTCCTAGTATGGCTAAAGATTTTGTGGTTCGCTTTGAACTACTTCTTTGGTATCAATACCGGAAGACGCTAACGCAAACGTAGGGAATACAATATGTTTAAGTCGCTTCTAGTAGCATGCGCCGCGATCACACTCGCGTCACATATAATCGGTGTGAACATCACACCTTCCGTGCCAGCCTATGCTGCCACACCTGGTTTGGTGTATCAAAAAATTATTGAACCAGAAGAAGTCACATTCGTTTCAATTGAACCTGCAACTCCTATCTACAGTGATGCAGATTTAGATTGCATGACGAAGAATATTTACTTTGAAGCCCGCGATCAATCAATCGAGGGTCAATATGCAGTGGCCGAGGTTGTGATGAATCGCCTCGCTGCCGAAGAATTTCCAAAGACTGTTTGTGAAGTCATCAAACAAAAGAATCCACGAGTTTGCCAGTTCAGCTGGTACTGTGATGGACTTTCAGATGTCATGCATGATAAGGGCGCTGCGCATCGCGCACGCTTGATTGCCCGAACAGCTCTTACTGTTAAAACAGATTTTACAAACGGATCGAAGTATTATCACGCCTACTACGTGTCGCCAAAATGGTCGAAAGCTGGAAAAGTTAAGCAAATTCAAGACCATATTTTCTACACTCATATCTAGGCTAAATACTCGGTCCACTAAGCGTAGGAGACCGAATGCAAATCATTGTCAAGGGTACTAAATCCAAGCGGCTTAAGGCGAACATCCAAGATGCGGTTAACTATTATGGTCGCCGCCTTATGTCAAAGAAAGTCCGTGACAAACTGAAGATTTTTGTTGATGTTGATACTAGACAAAGAAACCGCCAAGACTGCTATGGGGAATGTGATCCACTAGGAAGAAATCCAAAAACTGGTCTGAAAGAATTTCAGATCTACGCAGTACATCGCCCAAGAATTATTCCAAAAGAGAAAAACGATATCTTCCGTACACTTGCCCATGAGATGGTGCATCTTAAGCAATATACCACCGGAGAACTTGGTGCTTATCTTATAGCAACAAAAAGTCTTTCTGGAAAACGCTTGACAGCAACGCGGTGGCAGGGTAAACTATACAAAACTAGAGAAGACGACTCTGACGATAACGAGTATTATGACGCACCATGGGAGATTGAAGCCTATGGTCGCGAAGTGGGTCTTTATCGTCGCTGGCGTAAATCACGTGGTGAACCAGAGGATTTGTAATGGCTAAATTGAAACCGAAACCTGTTGATAATGAGTTTGATGCTATTCAATGGCGCGGATTTATCACCTTTTCCCCAGAAAAAGATTTGTATCCTTTTGAACAGGAACAGCTTGCTGGTTCTATAGATTACGTGTTGGGTTTCGAGAGATGGTGTAAGAAACATCTCAAAGGTCGAAAATTCAAGTATCGTGGAAGCGATCTAATTATGTTTGATCAGTGGAGTGAAGTTGTTCTTAAACCTAATATGTGGATCGTGATGATTCCAGATGACGACACCGGACTTCCTATGCCGAACTTTATGACTGATGAGCAAGTGAAAAGCTTTTACGATGAGATGGGAAATTGAACATGACTAAGATTGAATCGCTTATCCAGAACCTTGTCCGCATCCTTGATACCGACAGGCCTGTTAACAACAGTACAATTTTGAGCTCGCTAATTCAACTTGCAGAGGCGGTGAAGGAACTACAAGATGCCAAAGAAAACAACAACTTCTACGAAGAAACCGACGAAGAAGAAAACGGAAGCAGTGAAACGTACGAGGGCTTCGGCAGTTCGCAAGAAGACTTTGATAACTAAAAGACCTACTGCTCCTCAGAGAGAACTGAAAGCAGTTCCTGATCCGAAACCAAAAACTCCCACAAAACCACCGGGACTTGTGTATTACTCTCTTGAAGGAATCAAGAGGTTTCGTAAACTGCACCCGAATCACAACGATGCGGTTGAAGCTCTTACTCAAGCCTTTGCTGAAGGTAAACGTCTTGCGATCCGAGACAATACCGGTGTAACTCCTGAGAAGTTCCCTAAGATCTGGCTTTCTCTGTGTGATTACATCGAGATCAATAATGTTGTTATTAAAGAACGAGGATACCAAGGATGAACAGTAAGTGGAACCTACGATTCTTAGAGCTAGCAGATCTTGTAGCAAGTTGGTCTAAAGACCCAAGCACCAAAGTCGGTGCTGTCATCGTTGATACAGATAAACGTGTTGTGTCTGTTGGATACAACGGGTTTCCTCGCGGTGTAGATGACATGGAAGCAAGATACAACGACCGTCCTCTTAAGTACAAGTTGGTTTGTCACGCTGAGCGGAATGCTTTGGATAACGCTTCTCTTACTGTTGATGGATGCACGATGTTTGTATCTCTTATGCCTTGCGCTGAGTGCGCCAAGTCAATGATCCAGAAAGGCATCAAGAAAGTAGTCCTTAGACCAGATCCTGAAAAATTCAAAGATTATGATTGGGATGCTGATGTCTACAACTGGAAAATTTCTTCTCTAATGTTTCGCGAAGCGGGCGTTGAGATTGAAATTCAAGAGTGATGAAACAAGTACCAGTTCTTTATATGTTTGACGTAGTAGTGGATGAAACATATATGTTCGTCCACGATCTTTTCAGACACCAAAGTGTCATCATCAAATATACCTGGGGACAAATGGGTGAACCTAACAGTGTTCGCTTTCAACCAAATCCTATGACTAAGTCAGAAGCCAAAAAGGTTGAAATTGATTTAAAACACATTGGTGCGAGCTTCAAAATTACACCAACATTACTGTAAAATGCTTGACAACCTAGTCGTCTCGTAGTATACTGAGAGTTCAGATAGCGAAAGAGTATAAATGTCGGCTTTTTATACAAACGTTTCTCGACAATCCAATAATCTGCTTGTTCGTGGATTTGACGAGAACGGGCACCGATTTAATCGTAAAGTCAAATACAAGCCGTATCTCTTTATCCCTCAACAAGGAACAGGAGAAACAGATTACAGAACCATTGAAGGCAAGCCCGTCGGGAAGATGGAGTTTGAGTCAATGTCTGAGGCTCGAGAGTTCATCAAGCAGTATGACGAAGTTTCCGGGATGGAGATTTACGGTCTAACTGATTTCGTTTATCTTTACATCAACGACCGATACCGCAAGCAGATCTCTTATGATCCCGCTCTTATTGTTTCCGTGGGTATCGACATCGAGGTAAGTTCTGAAGGTGGCTTTCCTGACATTGGAACGGCCGATAAAGAAGTTACCGCGATCACCCTTTCTCACAAGGGTCACAAATACGTTTACGGACTTCCTCCTGGGACCTGCGGCGACTATGTTCCGCATGGTCCCAACATCACATACTACAGCTGTAAGACTGAGCAGGATCTTCTGTTCAAGTTTCTTCAGAAGTGGGAGCAGCTGAGTCCTGATTGCATCACTGGTTGGAACATCGAGTTCTTCGATATTCCGTATCTGGTTAACCGCATCACACGCGTATGTACGCCGGAAGATGCTAAGCGCCTGTCTCCTTGGAAAACTCTCCGCGAGTACGAAGTTGAAATGCGCGGTAAGAAGCAACAAGCTTACACGCCTGTTGGTGTGAACGTTCTCGACTACATCAATCTGTACAAGAAGTTCACATACACTCAGCAAGAATCATACCGCCTCGACCACATTGCCTTTGTCGAGCTTGGTGAACGTAAGCTGGACTTCTCTGAATATTCAAACCTTGAACAGTTGTACAAAGAGAACTACCAGAAGTTCATCGAATACAACATCAAAGACGTTGAGCTCATCGATCGTCTTGAAGATAAGATGAAGCTGATCGAACTTGTCTATGCTATGGCCTTCGATGCCAAGATCAACTTTGAAGATACCCTCGGCTCCGTGAAGCAGTGGGATGTTATCATTCACAACGAGTTGATGAAGACTAAGACGGTTATTCCACAGTTCAAGAAGCACAAGGGTGACTACACGATCGTCGGTGGTTATGTTAAGGAACCACGAACTGGTTTGTCTAAGTGGGTAATCTCACTTGACTTGAACTCGCTGTATCCTCACCTGATTATGCAATACAACATCTCTCCGGAGAAGTTTGTACACTGGGATACAGAGTTCCCATCAATTGATGAGCTCCTTACAGGTAAGTATGCTGCTCCGCGCGATCACAGTTACGCCGCGAACGGTACAGCTTACATGCGTGACGGACCAGGCTTCCTGCCTGCTCTAATGTACAAGATGTACATCGACCGTACAGTCTACCAGAAAGAACTGAAAGAACTGAAGAAACAATTCAACGAGACAAAAGATGAATCGCTCACCAAACGCATTGCTGCCTTGGATAATCTACAGAAAGCCAAGAAGATCCAACTTAACTCAGCCTACGGTGCATTGGGAAATGAGTGGTTCCGTTGGTTCGATCCAAAGTTTGCGGAAGCTATTACCATGTCTGGTCAATTATCAATCCGCTGGATCGAACGAAAGCTAAACCAGTATCTGAATAAGATCATGAGCACTACAGGTGTTGACTACTGTATTGCTTCTGATACCGACTCCGTTTACCTGACGCTTGATGCTCTGGTGAACAAGGTTATGCCTGATCAGAAAGACGAAATCAAGATTGTCAAGTTCATCGATCAGCTGACGAATGAGAAACTCGAGCCTTACATTGATAAGTGCTACGAGGAACTTCGCGAGTACATGAACGCGATGGAACAGAAGATGAAGATGAAGCGAGAGGCAATCTCGAACAAAGCCATCTGGAAAGCCAAGAAAATGTACATCCTCAACGTCTGGGACCTTGAGGGAGTTCTATATGAAAAGCCTAAGCTGAAGATGATGGGTATTGAAGCCGTCAAGTCTTCAACACCCGCCGCTTGCCGTACGAACCTGAAGAAGTCCTTTGAGATTCTCATGAACGAGACTGAAGAGGATCTTCATAAGTTCATCGCGGAGTTCCGTGAAACCTTTAAGACCCTCCCGTTTGATGAGGTCGCTTTCCCACGCGGTGTTAAGAATATTGAGAAGTGGGAAACCAAAACGGGTTACGCTTCCGGCACACCTATCCAGGTTAAGGCGGCTCTAGCTTATAACAACATCCTTGATAAGAAGGGTCTTTCCGGTAAGTACGAGAAGATCATGTCTGGTTCAAAGATTAAGTTTGCATACATGAAGATGCCTAATCCGTTCCAGACAGAAGTCCTTGGTTGTTCTTCTGCCATGCCTCCGGAATTTGGTCTCGAGAAATACATCGACCACGAAAAGCAATTCGATAAAGCGTTTATCGAACCACTGAAAAGTGTTATTAGTACGATTGGCTGGAACACCGAGAAGGTGGCAACATTGGAGGACTTCTTTAATGACTGAAAAAAATGATGGTGGTAGTAACTGGATTTTGCTGATTGTGATTATCTTTCTAATTGTAAATCAGTGTTCCGTGGATGATCGGCTGGACAAACTTGAATACAATAAGGTAATCATCAATGCCCAGGAGCGATAGGATCATAGGAACCGTAGGAAGCATAGACCCCGTTGATTGGGTTAAAAAAGGAAAAGTTATGGCAGGACCAGAAGATCAATTAAGATTCTCCACCGCTGAAGACTTTGGTTTCAGCACCATGGAAGTTGAGACTATTAAATCTCTACCAGAAGTTACTGGTGATATTAAAGAAAGCATGGTTCGCGCCAGCGATGCACAAGCTCTGGCTGATAAACGAACAAAAGAAATGTATGATGCAATCGTGCCATTGCTGGATAATCTGATGAAAGACGCAGACAAAAATCCATACATCCACTGGCCTAATCGCTCAGAGAGAATCCAGATGTTCAAGAAAAAGCTTCACGACATTTATAATAGGGAAGATTGACTTGACTTTCTCGCGCCGAGCGAGTATACTGAGAGAACATGCTAAACTGCAAAGGGATTAATATGGGAAGAAAACCAAATACAACAAAAGCGCAGAAGACAGACTTTCTGCGCGATCTCATTATGGAGTTTCCAGATGAGAATACATCCGTAGCTGCCGACGGCGTTGCTGCGGCAGAATTTAGTGGTTGGGTAGATACCGGTAGCTATGCTCTGAATGCAGTTCTGTCTGGTTCACTGTATGGTGGTATAGCCGATAACAAATCGACTGGTTTCGCGGGTGAGTCTGCCACTGGTAAGACCTTCTTCGTTCTCGGTATTGTGAAAGCCTTCCAAGACAAGTATGAAGATGGTATCGTTATCTACTACGATTCAGAAGCCGCTGTTACAAAACAGATGATGGAGTCGCGTGGTATTGATACGAAGCGTGTTGTTATTTCTGAACCAGAGACGATTCAGAAGTTCCGCCACCATGCTCTGAAGATGCTTGATGCATACATTAAGACGCCGGAAGCTAAACGTCCTAAGATGATGTTTGTTCTTGACTCGCTCGGAATGCTCTCCTCAACCAAGGAAATTGAGGATACCGAGAAGGGTGCAGAAACCAAGGACATGACGAAGCCTGGTATTATCAAAGCGGCTTTCCGCGTTCTTACACTTAAGATGGCTCGCGCCAAGGTTCCCATGCTCGTGACAAACCACGTCTACGCTGCCATCGGTGCCTACGTTCCAACAAACGAAATGTCTGGTGGTTCCGGCTTCAAGTATGCCGCTTCTACAATTGCTATGCTGTCTAAATCAAAAGACCGTGATGGTAAGGATGTGATCGGTTCACTAATCCGCGTGCGTATGTACAAGTCTCGTCTCTCAAAAGAGAACCAGATGGTCACAGTAAAGCTGTCCTACAAGACCGGACTTGATCGTTACTATGGCCTACACGAAATGTGTATTGAGGCTGGTATCTGGGATAAAGCTGCCAAGGGTATCAAAATCAATGGATCAGGATACTTCGAGAAAGCCATCTACAAGAACCCTGATAAGTTCTTCACCACCGATGTGCTTGAGCGTCTTGAGAAGTATGTGAATGCCACATACAGCTACGGTGGTGGTTCAACCAGCGAAGAACTCGATGAAGAAGTCGATGAAGTCTTTGAGGAAGCTGAAGAAGATTCCGAAGCAATTACCAAAATCAAGTCGAAACGAAAAGTTACTGCAAAAAAGAAAAGAGCCTAAATGAGACTCGAAAACGTCATCTTCTCAAATCTAGTTAATAATGAAGCGTATGCCCGCAAGGTCATCCCATTCCTCAAGGGAGAATACTTTCAAGACAAGACTGACCAGATCGTTTTCGAGCTTATTGAAAATCACGTCAATCGATACAAGGGTTTTCCTACACCGGAAGCCCTTGTAATCGACCTACTGAATAAGTCGGATATGAATGAAAATCAGTTCAGCGAAGCCAAAGAACTGATCGGTGAAATTAAAGAACTAACTCTGATTGAAGAAGCGTATGAGCCTGAGTGGCTTCTTGATAAGACAGAAGAGTTTTGTAAGGACAAGGCTCTGTATAATGCACTAATGCAAGCAATCCAAGTTGTTGATGGAGATAAGTCAAGTGACCGTTTATCCGCTGGTTCAATTCCTCAGCTTCTTTCTGATGCTCTCGGCGTTAGTTTTGATACCAATATCGGTCACGATTATCTTGTTGATGCTGAAGACCGCTTTGACTTCTTCAGCCGCAAAGAACACAAGATCCCCTTCGATCTAGAGTTCTTCAATAAGATCACCAAGGGTGGTGTTTCTAAGAAAACACTTAATATCGCTCTGGCCGGCACAGGTGTGGGTAAATCCCTCTTCATGTGTCACTGTGCTGCTCACAACATTATGAGTGGACTTAATGTCCTCTACATCACACTAGAGATGGCGGAAGAACGCATCTCTGAACGTATTGACGCAAACCTACTGGACATTAAGCTCGATGATCTCGTGCAGATGCCGAAGGATACATTCGTCAAGAAGATCAATAAACTCCGTAAAAAGACTGACGGTAAACTGATCGTCAAAGAGTACCCAACTGCATGTGCTGGTTCAGCCAACTTCCGCCATCTTCTAAACGAGCTGGCTCTTAAGAAGAAGTTCAAACCAGACATCATCTACATTGACTATTTGAACATTTGTATTAGCTCGCGTATCAAAGCTTCTGCAAATGCTAATTCTTATACATATATCAAGGCGATTGCTGAAGAGCTCCGTGGTCTAGCCATCGAGTTCAACGTGCCAATCTTCTCTGCTACCCAAACTACACGTGGTGGTTATGATAGTAGTGACCTTAGCCTGACTGATACTTCTGAATCATTCGGTTTGCCTGCAACGGCAGACTTCATGTTTGGTCTTGTTTCTAACGAACAACTTAACGCTCTAAACCAGATTCTTGTAATCCAATTGAAGAACCGTTATGGTGATCTAAACTACCACAAGAAATTCGTGGTAGGCGTCGATCGAGCTAAAATGAGACTTTATGATACAGAACAATCAGCCCAGGAAGGATTAACCGATGCCGGTGTAAAGAAAGATGAGGAAGACGATACCCCTGTTTTTGACCACTCAGATGCAGGAAATCGTATGAATGACGACCCGGAATATCGTAAATCCAAGCTGAGGACGCTGATATGAGAAAGCTCAAAGACGTATTGAACGAAAAAGTTGGTGCTGGTAAAGCGAAACCCGATCTAAAGGGTTTTGGGAAAGCTGGACCACCAGACTTTGTTCTACAGACATTTAAAGAAATGCTGAAAAGTCGGAAAATTAATACGATTTAATCCCAGTAGCTAATCTCCGATGTATAAATAGCTTCACTGATGGGTTGTGTTGAAAACGTATATGATTCGCTCTGCGTTTTCTGTGGCAAGCGTTCTCTCTGATCACAGAGGACGACGGAATAGACGAGGTAGCCGATTAGTCGGTAAGTGGGGTTCTTCTCGTTACGCAACCATCCAAGCCTTGGGGCGACCTTTTCGGGGGTCGCCCCATTCTTTTATCGTAAACGATAAAATGTATCCTATTCGGGAGCATCAAGTCCTGTTTTTATCGTAAACGATAAAATTCAGATTTTGATTGACTTCCCTGGATAAAAGGAGTATACTGGCTGTTGATAAAAGGAACACATCATGCGTATTGCCTACATGTCCGACCTTCATATAGAGTTCGGGAACCCGATTCTTCCATTAAACAAAAACAACGCCGATGTCCTGGTTCTCGCCGGAGACATCTTTCTGGCGTACGACTTTATCGACCAGAACCCAAAGCGCCGGAAGCTATATCACAAGTTTCTGGCCCACATCAGCGAACAGTTTCCATTCGTTCTGATCATCGCCGGCAACCACGAACTTTATCGTTGGCGTAATAAAGAATATGATGCACACGGATCGCATCTTGATGTTATCCGGAAAGAGGTAGCTAAGTACCGCAACATCCGGTTCATGGAAAACGACTCAATCGACCTTGGGGATACCCGGTTTGTTGGGGCTACTCTTTGGACGAATTTCGGTAACGCCAATCCTCTGATCATGGAACAAGCTCGTAACGGAATGAACGATTATCATACTTCTCGTTACACTCCAGAAGACACTCTTCTGTGGTATCATGATAGTATGAGATACATCGAGAGGTGTGTTATGAGTCACAAGAAAGTCGTGGTGATCACCCACATGGCACCAAGCTTTCTTTCGGTTCATGAATCGTTCAAAGGTGATCCTCTGAACTCGGCCTATGCTACGGAGCTATTTGAGTACATCAGCGATCACCCGCAAATCATCGCGTGGTTCCACGGACACATGCACCATACGCTTGATTATGTGATCGGTAACACAAGGATCCTAACCAATCCCTACGGATACCACCACAAATC